CGACACGCCGTTACGTTGGCGCACCGCCTAGGCCATTCCCGGCTAGTTACATACCTACTCCGTTTTTCCTGAAGTCCATTAAGCATCACCCCCTTCATCTTGATGTTCACTCAATCCATCGAAGCACTCGGCCTTAATCTGATCCATTTTGGCCATAAACACAGACCTTTCTAGCCTGTCAATTATTGTGATCTGAAAGCCAACCCCTAAGAAGACAGCCCTGATCTCAAGATACCTGCCTGTGTGTATTCCGTACTCGAAACCAAGGCAGAGGGCCTCAAAGTTTCGCCAGTTGAACGGACGCCACGGCAACAATTCAGGAAGCTGGAACACGGGAATCCAATGAAAGGCTTTTTCTGCATCGTTTAGCTTGCTGATTTCAGGTTGCATTATCTGTCCTTTATGGCGCTGTGAGCGTTGGTCTGCTGCCGCTGGGTTTTGCTGCCTTGCCTCCGAATCGTTGCACGCCTCTGTACAAATACCAGCACCTGATCCTGTGTGCCTTTTTTCTGATCGCTAGGAACCTGCCTTTTTGAGGTTCGCATTTAAGGCACATTTGATAAAACAACTCATCCGCTTTCTGGCGATTTGAGATGTCCAACAACCCAGACCTCATTAATTGATATAAGGCATCATGTACGAGGGATGATGGGAGTATTGTCACTGTGTCACGAACACCTGTTGCACCATCCCATGCATAACCCGGAGAAATGACCAGATGGCCATTTGTCTTTAAGCTGACCCATCCGATAATTGTCGCGTCTTCTGTAGGCCGTATATTGGTCATGCAGTCCACGCGATCAACTATCTGGTACTTAAGTCCTTCTTTGTATTTAATCGGTAGCTTCTTCATCGTATTGGTTGTCCCGTCTGCACCCCGCCGTCAGTGTCGTCTAGTGCTTCATCCACAGCGGGTGCGCTAGTTGGTCTAGGTCATTCATGGTTTGTATTTCCCACCGTGGTAAATAGCTCCGAATCGTGGTCCCGTGATTCGTCCCGGTAGGTGGTTGGGTTTAGCCCCTTGCTAATCCGCCGGTGGGCTAGCTTGATGTACTTCTGGTTTAGCTCAATTCCTACCGCGTCCCTGCCGTGGCGGTTGGCCACGAGAATTGTAGTGCCCGATCCCGAGAAGGGGTCAAGAACGGTGCAAGGGATGGGTTCGGGTTCTACTAGGTCCCTTGAGTATTCCCCGTCGGTGTATTTGACCGGCTCCATACATCCGCATGATGGCTGCCAGACGATGGTTTTATTACCCATAACTGGTTGGCCCCAATCACCGCAGCTGCGACCGTCCCGGTGTATCGATCCGTGGGCACCGGGTGCAGTATCCCATCCATCGGCTTTCTTTTGTGTTGCCCCGGTGTTGTATGTTTCCGTTACCCTCTCCCACGGCGACCCGCACTCGGGGCAGCAACCCTTAGCCGACGTGCCCGCCAGCACACACGGCTCAACCAGATTCTCGGGGAATGTCGCAAAGTGCGCGCCCTTAAAACCCTGCGGGTTGATCGTCCAGACGCTGCGCTTGTTCCGGGTGGCGTACTCCCTGTTGTCCATACCCGCGTTGTTCTGCTCGTATCGCTTGGTTGACCCGCCGCGTGGCTGACCGGCATACGCCGCCGGCTCTCTGATCGCCTGGGCGTCGTAGTAATACCTTGGTTTTTTGGTCAGCAGGAATAGGTATTCGTGTGACTTGGTGCAGCGGTCGGTGCATGATTCGGGCATCGGGTTTGGCTTGTGCCAGATGATATCTTGGCGGAGGTACCAACCGTCGGCTTGCAGGGCCAGGGCCACACGCCAGGGGATGCCGCAGAGGTCTTTTGGCTTGAGCCCTTGGGGCACCCTGTACCCCATCGCTCTTTGCTTGCTAGCGTCTGTTTCTCGCATTTTGCTGTCACCTACCGGGGATCCTCCCCCGCATGGACCATTGTGTGCGTAGACATCTCCTAGGTTAATAAAACACGTACCGTCATCACGCAACACCCGCTTCACCACGCGGAACACCCCGACCATCTTGTCGATGAACAGTTTGGGTGTGGCCTCAAGACCAATCTGCCCATCAACTTGATAGTCACGAAGACCCCAGTAGGGCGGGCTGGTAACCACGCAGTGCACCGATTTCTCTGTCATCTTAGCTAATTGATCGATTACGTCGCCCCGGTGTATCTTGTAGGTCATTGCCCTACCCCCAATCCCCGGTCGTAGCCCACGGCCATGTTGTCGAACCGCGTAAACTCTGGCGAGAACACCAGCTTCACCACACCGGTGGGGCCGTTACGGTTCTTGCGTACGAACAGGTCAGCTGTATGCGACGGTGAGTAGTTGTGGTCGCCCATGTGATAGTAATCCTCGCGGTGGAGCATCAGTACCACGTCGGCGTCCTGTTCTATTGATCCCGAGTCGCGCAGGTCGCTTAGCCGGGGCGTCTTGTCCTCACGAGAAGCCATTGACCTGTTGAGCTGGCTCAAGCAGATCACCGGGACGCTTAGCTCAATCGCCAAAGCCTTTAACCCGGCGGTCATCTCTGCCACCTGAAGGTTGCGGTTCTCGGCGTTTTTAGTGGCCATGATCTGTAGGTAGTCGACGAACACCGCCTTTATTGCGTACCGGTCAGCAAGCCGACGGCAACGGCTCCTAAGCAACGACACGGACAATCCGGGCTGGTCATCGACCATCAGGCCAGACGCTTGCAGGCGACCGACGTGGCCGCTTAGCGAGTCAAATTCATCGGAAGACAGCATGTTCTTGGACATCCTGCCAGACGCCACACGAGCCCCAGAGCACAGCATCCGCATCGCCAGCATCTGCCTGCTCATCTCAAGTGAGTAGAACACCACGGGTGTCCCGGACAAGCCCACCGCCGCGGCGATATTTAACGCCAGGGCGGTCTTGCCCATGCTGGGGCGCGCCGCGATAATGGTTAATTCACCGGACCTGAAACCACCGGTCAGGCCGTCAAGGTCGTAAAACCCGGACTTCAACCCGTCGGCGAAGACTCCGGTGGCGTTGGCGATGTCGTCGTAGGTCTGCTGGAGAATCCCGCCGATGGTGACGCTATCGGTGTGGTTTGCGGTACCGGCCAACGCGAACACGTCGCGCTCTAGCCGCTCCACCAGGTCGGCGACCGGTTCGCTGCTGTTGTAGGCATTTTCCAGCGTTGCGCCGCACAGATCGATCACCGACCTCTGGGTGTATTTGTCACGCACCCTGCGTGCGTAGTAGGCAGCCGACGACGCCGAGGGGACGGACTCGGCTAGCTCGATCAGGTATTCAAGGCCGCCGATCTGCTCGAGTATGCCCAGGTCTTTGGCCTTCCCGTTGACCATCACCATATCCACGTCCTGGCCCGCATCGTGCATCTGAACAATCAGCTTGTAGATCGCCCCATGGATGGACTTGTAGAAGTCTTGGGGTCCGCCGATGATTGCTTGCACATCGACGATCACGCGGTGATCTAGGATCATCGATCCAAGCAAGGCGCACTCGGCCTCGATGTCTTGGGGTGGCTTATTCCCGGATAGCTCGCCGCGTTGGGTGGGTGCAAGGTTAGTCATCACTCAAACACCGCCTTCTTGATCTCGCTGGATTGCACAACGACTGCGCCGTCGGCAATAAGACCGTCGCTATTCCACGTCATCTTTTTGCCCGCGCAGTCGATCCCGTTGACCTTGGTCCAGCAACCTGATTTTTGTAACTCCACAGCCACCTCTGCGTTGGCGATCTTGTCTACACCCCAATCACGCTCCAAGAGCATTGTGGCAGCAAGACCCGGTACAGACGCGACGTTCTTCCGCTTTGAATCCCTGGACGCCTTGCCGTGCACCCGGCGGACCACCGCCGCGGTGATCCCGTCCATCGCCAGTATCCGGTCCCTGGTTTTTTTTGACTTGACCCCCGCCGCCGCCAATGCCGACGCCACGTCGACGTGGCTTTGGTCAGCATCATCACCGTCACCGTTACCGGGGGGTAGGGGGGTGGCTGTTACATCTCTATCTCTATCTCTATCTCTATCTACCGTCACACCTGTCACATTCGTCACTTTCGGCGTAACGTTTTCGTTACGCTTCCTGTCACGGTATTCCTTTTGTCTCTGCCTGCCGGGCTTGGCGGTGGACTTGATGTCCTCGTTGTGAATCTCAAAAAACCTAGGGAAAACAAGCGTATTGTCCGACTCAACTACCCATCCGCAACCAATCATTGCATCGCCAATCCCGGGCAGATCGGCGAAGTCGTCCAGGGCCTGGGCCGTAACGTTTTGTAGTTTTAGGTCGTCACCAAACCGCTTGCCTTGGTTGCGTGCAAGGCCCCAAATTGACACCAACGCACCCACAATCGCGTTGCGGATAACGTTGCGAGATATACCCATGTTACACTCCGTTACGCAGTGAACGTAACGCGCCATTTCGCTATCATCACGCATAAGATGGTCAGTCATTAGTATCACTTTGGCGTCTCTGCTGAGGTCGATCCTCATCTTGATCCAGTAATCCATCGCGTGTTCAGTCCGTTGAATGTGTCCCTGATCCAAGCCCGTTCACGCCGGTTGCGGTCACCCCTCGTTGGGGTTGTTGTTGATTAACGGATCGGGCTTGGCGATCTGGCCCTTGATCTGTATCCGCTCTTGCGGCGTTAATGCTTTCACCTCCTTCCCGAACCGCTCGTCGGCGATGGCGTGCAAGCGTTCGTGAGCCTCGTTCTCGTCCACAGACCAGCACCCAGCGGCGAACGTGATGAGGTTGGTGGTGGACGCGTCCATCACCGTAAGGTCCGCAGCGTCGATGGCCTGCTGTTCTGGTGTTTCCGGGGGCTGTTGTCCTGGTGTTTCCGGGGGCTGTTGTCCTGGTGTTTCCGGGTGGATTTCTCCACCGGCCCCGCCACCTTGCTGCTTTAAACGTTTGGTTAATCCTTCGACGCCTTTGGCCGCGTCGATCTTGGCTGCGTCAAATGGCGTGCGGGAATCATAACGGTCACCTTGTGATATATCCGGGTAATCAGGGGCTACCTCGGAAACCACAAGACCAAACAGCACGTCGGAGAAATTCTCATCCAGGTTGAAGCCCAGCGACCTGTAGAACATCATCCGTTTGGTGTACTGCGACCATGGCCCCGTCTTGCCCCACAGCCCAGCCTTCTTGGCGTCTGCCACACTCCACACAGTCCGTACGGGCAAAGGCTGGTCGGTGCGTTTTGATTCAACCCAGCACGCCCAATCGTCTTTACCCTCTGTACCCTCATATCCCCACTCGATCGCAGAAAGTTTGCCGCTCCTTCGGACCAAAGCCAAAGCTAATGATCCCGGTAGCGATGCCCTTCCGTTGATGACAGCCATCTTTTGGATGGCCAGAAAATGCGGCATCCCAAGCTGGTCGGCCATTGCCATCGCGACCATTATTTTCTCGGGCGTCTCCATGCCTTTAGGCGCCATACCAGACCGAGATATCATCGTTGCCCACGCCTTGAGGTCGTCGCGCGTATCGATCGCAAACGCCTGATTGACCGGCTTGCTGGCCAACTCGGCGAAATCGGACTCTCCCCGGTTGACTTCCCTATCGATCTGGATTGATGGTTTATCTAATGTTGTCACGATCCTGCTCCTTACGCTTTGTGCCGCAGCACCCGGTAGCTTGATTCTTTGGTGTATTGAGCGGCTAACTCTGGTTGCTCTTTCTTGAACCGTGTGGTGTCTAGGCTCTTGCGGTGGTACAGCGGCCAGCGGACCTTGCCACCGGCACCGCAGTCGCCGATGCCCGCATCGCCCATCGCGTTGATGACCCTATCCTTGGCCGCCTCCTCAATGCCCTCCCACCGCTTGCGTTCTTGCGTAGCCCGCTGCCACCCCAGCAGCAGCACCGGGTCGATATCCACCGTCTTGCCCTCGTCGCGAGGCAGCCTCATCATTGTGTCGTGGCTGGGGATGCTGCCTTCCACCGGCTCGCCACGGACGATGTGGCGGTCCCACCAGGTGGTGCATCTATCAACGACATAGCGGATCAGGCTGTTGGCCTGCTGGCGGTTGATGGCGTACATCCGCCTACCCACACCGCCAATGACAGCCGGGACGTAAATCGTCTGGATGCTGGGCCGCACGTGCATCTGTACCGCTACCTGGATCAGCACACGGTCGGGTACCTGGTCGGTCCCGTCGTCGCCCCACTGCTCGCCCTTGGCCATGGGGTTATTGATCCCGGAGGTCTTGACCTCAAGTGCTACACGTGGGTGCTTGCTTCGCTGGATACAGTCGTAGGTGCACGACAGGGGACCGTCGGATTCAACCGCTAAAACGTTGCTGGTCATGTCGATCAAGCCAAGCTCGTCAATGGCCCACTTCCTTATACCCGGCTCCATCATCACCCCCAGGTCAGCGGCTTCTGAATCAACCTCGGGACTTGGCAGGATGTCACGCTTGAACAGTGCCAGGTCGGCTGGGGTCAGCCCGTAGCCGTGGCCAAACAGGATCGGCGCCTCGCTGGCCGTCAGGTGCTTGGAACGGATGGCTTGCTGGTGGGCGGTGAGGGTCATGCTAATCGCCACCCTCTAATATCTTCTTGATTTCTTCTGGGCTATCCGGGGGTGTAAACTGGACCACCAATTCGTGTCCCGGCGTGAATAACAGGTCGCAGACTTTTTGTGCTAGGTCTGGTGGCAGGACGACCCGGTTTGGGACTACCCCCCCCCTTGGATAATAAAGGTGCTCTACCCGCTTTAGGTCCGGTGGGCAGAAGTAGAACTTGAGCACATCTTTTTCGTACTGCGTATGTAGATCGACGTTGATAACCACCTCTATAACGTCATGCGGGTACCTTCCGATATTCTCCTCGTGGGCCTGCTTCACCGCAGCGTTCCATGCATCCAACCCGTCGATCATTTTGTTGTCGATCTGGCGATCGATTTCCTCGATCACGTCTTGACGGTCGCGTGGCTTGTCGTCGCTGTACTCGTCAAAATCGCTAGAGTCGGGGTGGTCACAGTGGATGATGCCCAGGAGCCGCACCCAATCCATCTCCCGGTAATCAAGCTCCATCGGGATGCTGCCGCCTATCTTCTTGATGGCGTCACGACACTCATCCACCGTGTCGTAGCGGGGGTTCAGCAGTTCGTTGACCACCCGGTGCATCGCCTGATCAATGCCGGTATCTGGTTGGGTTTGTGGTGATTCCGGGGGTGAGAGGGGAGACGGGGGTGGGGCTGTAGCCGGTGCAAGTGTCATTGCGTTGCCTCCGCTCCGGGGGTTGCGGTGCTTCCGGGGGTGGTTAAAATCTGCGCGGCCCGTCGCTCAACAGACCGCGCAGGGGTAACGAAGGAAGAACGATGTGCTAAGTCAGATGGACGGATCTCCGTGGCGTACGACCCGCTGCCCAGCACGACCAAGGGGGTATCGGGCCTCCCCGGAAACAGCCCGACACCGCCTAGCCCGTGGCACGTGCAATCGGGGTTGCCGCACCGTATCTCGTAGCTGTCGCCGTCTGCGTTGCGTCCGGTTTTCATGGTGACTGATTCCTTTTGCCGCGTATCGTTTGGTAGATGCCCAGCCAGCACAGGACCACGCCCACCAAAGCAAGCACAATCGATAGCCAGTGCTCTTTCATTGCCCACCCCTGTTAATCACATCAGTCAGCTTGTCAGCGGCATACTCCAGGGCCGCCCACGGCTCTTGCCTAGCCGCCTCGATCAACGCCTCTTCAGACCCGAATAGGAGAGCGAGCACACGTGATCTAGGCAGGTCGGAATTGTTCATGACGCCACCTCACCTTCATCGCTGCGGAGTTCATGTAATGCCGCTGCGTGGAGCACCTGGGACGGGACCGCAACCATGCCACCGGTCAGTACGCTGGCCGTCCGGTCACGCAATTCAATCACCAACCTGCACAACTGTTTAATCACTTCACTGTTGTCTTTAGCGATTGATTTCCTGGCGGCCTTGGCCATCTTCAGGTCGATGCCCAGCTTGCCAATGAGTGCCTTTAGCTGTGCTGCGGACAACATCACGCAAAGCTCGATGCGGATGTCCAAAACCAGGATGTCGATGTGCGCCCCCTCGTAATTATACGCGTTGTCTTTGATCCAATTGCAGACCCTGTAGTATTCGTTGTTGCTTAGCCGTGGCATGTGGTTTCACCTTTCGCTCGTTGTGCGTTGATCTCATTGAAGGGATTTACTGAAGGGGTTGGCACCGATCCGTTGTTGAATATGTTTGCCCACGACCAACACTCTGCGCCGTTAACATGCAGGTGGAACTTGATTTCACCTTCAGGAAGCTCACGGTGGTTGGTGGACCGCAGGAATTTCTGGACCTGATCCGCAATGTCACGTTTTTGCTGAACAGAAAACATGCCAACCTTTCGTGGTTAAAATCCCGACCGGGCTGGCAGGGGGGGTGCCAACCGGGCCGGGGTGGAGGAATCACCGTTTGTGTTATGGGTGTGGCCGCCGCCGCACTTGCGGCGATTGGCGTGCTTGGCTGCCTCTCGCTGGGCAATGGCGTCTACCACGTCCCATGAGTAGCGCACGGAGACGCGGCTTTCGTTGAGGTCCATCAGGTGGTCACGGGTGACACGGCCCTTGCGGTGGGCGTTACGCAGCAGCGTCAGGTACTTGATTGATTGGGACTGGGCCTCAATGGCTTTATCCACCGCGTCGTCCAGGTCAACATCCCCGTCGCCGTCGTGATCCAACTGTGCGTCGGTAAATTCCTGGCGGATCGTGGCGCGGCCACGGCTGATCACCGACATCAGGGTTTGATGGACCCGCGGGTTGGGGTGGTGCCACAGCCACGAACACAAGGCGTCGATGCGGATGTCCGACCCACCGGCTAACCACTTGTAGATGGTGTTGGTGGCGTAGCCCGATACCTGGGCCAGTTCCTGGGCGCTTGTCTGCCCGTCGTCGATCAGCTTCTGGAGTGTTTGGGCTAGCATGGTCTGTTGCATCCGTGGCATTCCTTGCCGGTTTGTCCACACCCGTGGACCGTCCGTGCGTTAGCATGGTGGTTATGAACGCTGAACCTCTACGGTTTGTGTTACCCCCGGAGCCCCCGGAGCCCCCGGAAGCACCGGAAGCGGGTCGGGGTGAGGGGGGGAGGTTTGGGGTTCAATTTGGGTCGGTGCGTATAGCCAGTCGTTGAAATCCTCGTCCGCCATCGATACAGCGCGTCGGAGTATGGCGGTTGTGAATGAAGATTTGCTTATGCGGGCCGGTTGTATGAGTGCTAGCTCATCAAGCCTGCGTTCTATTTGTTCGTCGGAAACGTGAAAGGGCATCATTGCGCTCCGTTAGTAAAGAATATATAGGGAATAATAACAGAATATATCGGGACGTCAACCCATTCTGGTTAATTTTATTCTCATTTTATTCCATGTTTATTCTAACTATGGGAGGTCTATGCGCTTATGATTTGTTCCATGGAACGAAAAAAGAAATGGAGCTCGACGGTTTATGAGTCGCTCGCTGACGCGATCGACGAACTGGCAACAGAGAAATACCGTGGTGATAAATGGATAGCTATATCCGCTGCTTGCTTTAGCTTCTTGATGATGGACGACGACGATCAACAGAAGTTCATAGATTGCATAAAGTTAGGTGAAGTGAGAGGCGGGGCAGGAACCGTATACCAAGCGTCAAAGGAAATGTACGACAAACTCAAATCAACTGATGCCAAGCCGACGCTGGCGATCGTTGTGACCAAGAAGAAGACCAAGAAGGGTGCTAGCTAAGGCGAAAACAAGGAGACGACGTGATGAATCAGTTACTGTTACTAGGGCAGAATGAAGCGGACCTCTTCATTGCTGGCGCCTTGGGCTTTGCCTTGCTCGTTGGGGTTGTGGTAATTATCGCCTTGATCGGGATTATCCCCGGAAGGATCGCCAAGAAGCGGGGCCACCCCAGCGCCGACGCGATACGGCTATGCGGATTCTTGGGTGTCTTTACGTTCGGTATTCTGTGGCTGATCGCCCTGATCTGGGCACACTCCAACCAGGTCAAGGCAAGTAGGTAGATAGAAACAAGGAGGCCGCGTCATGCCAGGAAAACTAATCACATGCCCGGATTGCTCGAAACAAATCTCCGCCAACGCCAAGGCTTGCCCAGGCTGCGGTAGCCCCCAGGAAGCATCCCGACACACGGCGGGCAAGTCCATCGGGCGAATCCTGTCATTGCTGGGCGTGATCTTGTTGGGGGTTGCTGCATACGGCAGTTATCTATCCGGTCCCAGCCAGAGGATTGAAACCGCCACTTTCGCGATGGCGTCGGTGATCTGCCTCGTGATCTTCATTGCCCTTAACACCAAGAAATAGGCGGTAACTAACCCATGGTAAGAATCCCCAAGCGAGTTGAACGGCGTCTATCCAGTAGTATTAGCCTATTCAAGAAGGTGCTCGAAGATGCCAAGCGCCGTGATGTGAACGAATCCGATACGGTCACCATCGTCGCGGACATGCTGGGCGAGGTGTTTGGCTTTGACAAGTACCTTGAGGTGACCAGTGAGCAGTCGATCCGCGGGACGTATTGTGATTTGGCGGTGAAGATCGGCGGGTCCATCAAGTACCTGGTCGAGGTCAAGGCGATCGGTCGCAACCTCAAAGAAAACCACCTGCGCCAGGCAACCAACTACGGGGCCAATCAGGGTATCCCCTGGGTGGTGCTCACCAACGGGATTGTCTGGGAAGTCTACAAGATCAAGTTCGAATCGCCTATTGGTTGTGACCATATATGCACCATCAATATGGTCGAGACTGGCCCGCGCAACGAGGATGACCTGGACCGCCTATACATCTTGTGCAGGGAGGGGTTATCGAAAGCAAAGGCGGCGATCGATGAATACCATCAGTACACGCAGGTCGTTAACCGCTTTACCGTCGCGGAATTGATAAGCACCGACGTTATCCTCAAGGCGATCCGCCGTGAGATCAGGCGGCTTCCGGGTGCTTCAAGTGTGTCGGTCGAAGACCTGCGTGCTTTGCTGGGCGAGGTCTTGAAGCGCGACGCCACCGAAGGGTCCGAGGCCCAGGCTGCACGCAAGATCATCAAGAAGGCGGCAAGCAAAACCCGGCGTAAGCAAGCCGTCGTCAAGGAACAAGAGCCGGTGCCCCCAACAGCCGCCTTACCATCTGGGAACTGATGATGAGCCTGCTTGAATCGGACAGGATGCACAGGTCGCACGGCTGGCCGTCGACCGTCAGGGTGTCCACGACCTGGACATCCAACGGCCCCATGGCCTGGACTTCCGAATCGTCTATTTCCAGGTTCGTTGTTTGGCTTGCGGGGGTGGGATCGGTCATAGGCCGTGTCCTTCTGGCCTCACGGGTTAAGCACTATCGTAGCCGCCGGTGGCTAGTTGTCGCGTTAATCAATAGACGACCGTGTATTTTTCGCCCGTGTGTGACGGATAGCCTAGATAGGAGGATCGTATGACCGACCGCATCACTGATATCGACCTGATCCCGGACAACGGTGACAACACCGGCCAGCGTGCCCTGCGGTTTGAGATGATCGCCATGCTCACGGGCATCAACCTCAATGAAGACCCCCACCTTGTCGCCCAGGTGGACCCCAAGCTGTTCTCGATGGCCGGTGAGTATCTTATGAAGATGACCTGCTTTGGGATGGTCGAGAGTGCCGGGCAGTCCCTAGACGAGATGGAGGCCAAGCACATCAAGCACAAGCAGAAGGGCAACTAGCCCTACGTCCTAACGCCGCCTGTTCCATAGCCGATGCCGCGTACTGTTGAGGTCAGCTCCTTAACGGCGTCTGTGTTTAGGTCAGCCCTGGCGTTCATCCCGGCGATCCGCTCATTGAGCCGGGCAAGCTCAACCGTGCACTTCTCGAACGAGTCCCTTAGGTCGCTGACGTCTTTGGACCGCGTGCTTTTTGCGTATCCCAAAACCTCACGGACCAGCACAAGGCCAGCGAATAGGATGCCACCGGCGATACCGTATTGGAGGAACTCACCGCCTGGCGGTTGCATGTCAATGATCCGGGGTGTTGGTCATTATCCGGTCTATAGTGCGCTCGATACCGTTTACCCTTGCCTCGAGAGAGGCGTGGTAGTTTGGATCAGCAATGTGTTCGTGGAGGACGTCCGACGCCCTGACTAGGCGGTCCACGTTGGCGTTGAGCACCGCCACGTCCTGCTTGAGCACCGCGTAGGCCGGGATCGTGGCCATGAACGCGGTGGCCGCTACCGTGGCTAACCACGACGGGACCGCGATCTGCCTCATCGCTAGCTGGCTTGGTGACATTAAATAATCCCCCCGCGTATCTTGCCTTGGGACTGGTCGACGATACGTGACGCGGCCTTGCTCTGTGCCCTGGCGATCCGGTCGCGCTGCTCAGTTGTTGCATTTTTAACAACATCTGAAACCGATAGCACGATGTTCTTAGCCGCCTTTCGGTTGTGGCGTGCACGCAGCAACGCTGCCCCGGTAGTAAACGCCGCAAAGACCAAACCGCCAAACGGTGCGGGGACGAAGCTGCTGGCAATGTCCCCGGCGTTCTGGATAGCGTCCGCCGACGCCGGGCTATCGATGAACCCCTGCAACGCCTGGCAGCCGCCTAGGGCTAGCACCGCCGCCATAGCCCACGCCAATCCGCCTATGACCGTCTTTGTGTTTAGTTTCATTGTGTGCCCTTTCAATGGTTGCTTAAGCCGCCGGTGATATCTTGATGGCCACGTTGCTTGCAGGGACATTGCTCACAGTGACCTGGTTGGGGTTGTAGCTAAACTCGCCGCCGTTGCTGTTGAGCGTGGTCACAGTGCGGGTAGCCGAAGACCCGTTGAACGTGATGATGCCCGATTCGCAGTTGAGCGTCGTAATAGTCCCGGTCGTGTTGCAAATGACGGTAGGCGCACCGCCAGAACGCAGGCTCATGGTGGTGATGGCCGCGGTACCCTCAATCAAGAGCGTGCCACCCTTAGCCAAGACCAAGGTCACCGTCGCCGCCGCTTGCAACACGTTGGAGCCGCCAAGCTGTGTCCAATTAGTCAGCGTAACCCCGTCGCTTAGGCTCACCCTGCTGGTATCGCTAGAGTCGTCAACCGACACATCGCCGATGGTCGTGGTCTCGTTGGCCTCGTCCATGGCAAAGCCCACACCGCCAGGCGACGACCTCACAAAAAGGTCTGTTGCCGCGTTGTTGGCTAGCAGCCTAACCGCCGGTAGTGTCGCCTCTGTGCTGCTGCTGGACGTGTTGTGGATGGTGGCCTGTGCCGCGAAGGTGCCCAGGTCTATCTTGATCCTGCCCGAACCGGCTTGGGTAAAGGGGCCAAAGTCCTCGCCGATGTCAAGCGCGGTGGTGGGGATTTTCAGGTAGTGGTCTCTGTACTCTGGCTTGGCTGCCGTGGTGGTGGTGCTGGTGGTGAACACGTTAGAGGGCAGACCGATCTTGCCGGTGAAGCTCTGCTCGATAGCCAAGCTAGCAAGGTTGGTCAGCGCCGATTGGTCAAGGCCCCATAGGATATCAACCGCCGAGTCAAGGACGCTGACAGTATCGGAGTTTACGGGGACAACGCCGGCCGACCAGTTATTGGCGTCGTCCCAATGGTTTGGCCCGCTGCTAGCGGTGACGGATGTCACCGCACCGATCGTTCCGGTACCGCCCGTCACGCTTGACGTGACCACGAACGGGACGCCAGCTGTGGCTGCGGTTAGCGTTACGGTGTCGGTAACCACCGTCGCCGTGACCGCCGCCACGTAGGGGTGGGTGTCGGCCGCCCATGCCGCCTGCAACGCAGCCGCCGTTGTGTTTACGTCGGTAGTGCCGACCACTGATACTGTGTGGCCACCCACCGTTAATGTGTAGGTGGTCGTCGCGTCAAACGCGGTGATCTGCACGGTATCTACCTGAGCCACCGCCGTTGATTGTCCGAGCCAGAATATGTCAGCCATGATAGGTTGTCCTTTAGATGCCTAGGAATGTCGCTATGGCTTGCCCGCTTGAGGATGCGTTGTCACCTGTGCACGCAAGCTCGTTGTCCATCGGTTCTCCGAAATTTGCTTTGATAATAGGGTTTGAAAAGAATAAGGGCGCTGTGTTGGGCGTACCTATGTCTGGATCAATCAGGTCCATAGTCAAGTTTAGTATATTGTCAGCTGGTGGAGACCCCAACCTGCTTACGATTAACTGTGCTTTCAATGACTGGTATTTGCCGCCTGTCGCCGTCAGTGTCGCGTATGTCTTTGTATTCGGCTCTGGGTTTTCTACTTTGCTGTGACTATACAAAGCTTCACCGCCGGGGGAATTGATTGTTACAAGACCTCCAAACGGCTCTGCTGGTTGATCGCCAACTAAAGATATAGTGTCTGCGGTTCCGCTCTTACCTGAGGCTGTTATTGTGCTTGCCAGTGGGTCAACCGATGCGTTCCATCCAAGAGATAATGCTATTCTTGTATCCTGAATGATTCCTGTTGTGTCTGTATGCGAAACGATGACATTACCACCTATTGATATCTTGAACGTCTCGCCAGACAGAACGCCACCGATTACTATTTCGTGAGACTCGGGGATTGGCAGACCATATCCGCAAGCTCCAAAAGCGGTTATGTTCTTGTACAAGATATACGTCCCGTCCACGCTCAACGAAGACCATCCCGAGCACCTGCCGCTGTTGACGCCCGAAATTTGCAACAAGACCCGTGAGTGAAGGATGCACAAGTCGCCGGGGTCTGCTATCCCCCTGGCGTCGTATCCCGACGCGACGGATGCGTTAAACCCGCTTGATTCTATTGCATCAAATCCAGCCATTTTTATCTCTTCGGCAGACTAAATCAAACAAGTGGTTTCTTCGCCCATGCACGGTTACCGACCTCTATCAGCGACACGTTCATATCATTGTTGCTGTCGTCTTTTATCGTTACGCTTGCCATAGACAGGGCGACTATCCTAGACCCCGGCCAGCTCCCAGTTACCGGGATATACCGCGGCACCACCACCTGGTCCTCCGTGTTGGCGTTTGCGTCAGTGACCGTTCGTAGCTGGGTTCCTGTGTAGCTAAACGTCCACGTCACCGTTGTATCGGTGGGGTCCGTTACCGTCAGCCCGTCGTATTCGGACTGCTGCATCTCCGGCATCTTGGCGATATTCACTAGAATCGGTGAAATGCCGGGGTTATTCGTATCGTTTACAGCGATTGAGCATGACAAGTAGTTGTTGTGCACCTGGTGGACGTGATAAATCTGCGCGGCTTGCACAGATGAAAAGAGTACCTCCTCTGACCCAATCGGCCCGCGTCTGAGGTTGTTTATCGCGTCGATCTGCTGGTTGCCCTTGGGAACCAATTGCCCCGGCCCCTGCAACCACCGCGTTAATATGTTGGTGTTGCCTGCCATATGTAACCTAAAACGGGACTGTAGGCCCGCCCACGCCGCCCTTGCCGCCAGACGGGCCGGGTATGTTTAAGTCTCCGATGCCACCCGGTGGCGTATTGCCACCCGGTGCCGACGGCTGGGCACCCAAGACACCGCCGCCCAAGTCCCTTGCTGACTCGCAAGAAATAGTGCCGCCGACAACCGAGCCGATATTGTTTATGCCAAGGGCGCTAAAGTTGGTTTCGGAGTACATCTTGACCCTGTTAATCTTTGCGCCAATCGGGACGCGCCCATCTGCGCCCCTGTACCCTACACTGGCGTCCCACCTGTCAGGGTTATAGAACATCTCATACGTGACGATGTACGTCTTGCCACCGTCTGATGTTGTTCCGTTGATTGATGTCATCAGCCACGTCCGTTGGCCACCGCCCCGGAAAGGGCCTAGGTTGACCTTACCGACGTAAAACCTGGCGGCGTTGGCCGGGCTTGACGACTCTCGCCGGGTCACCCTCAGCGAATGACGGGGCACATCAATTGTTACCTCCCCGCTTTGAGTGTCTTGATCGAAGCTGACCTGGATCAGTTCACCCTTGAAGTCCGTGTTGGTTCTTACCCGCTCAACAAACCCCCCCGTCTCCTCAATGGTGCTGCCGCCAATCGCGCCAACGGTGCCGGGCTGCTCGTACCTGACAACGATGCTTGCGTCGTTGCCGCCAATCGGCTTGGTCTTGACCTCTACCGCCACCAAGCCTGCTATCGTCGGGTGCGCGTCGCACACCTTGGGTACGCCCGGTAGCTTGCTGGCCGTGTCTAATATAGACGTAGGCGAGCCGCTTAAGCCCGTGACGTTCAATGACCTCGTGACGGTTTTGCTGTCGACGGTTTCTATAATCGACGAAAACGAGGTGTCTTCTATATGCACCTTGGACATACTAATTACCTAATGGAATCCTCGGATCGGGATTGTTGTAGTTCGATCAACCGATCTAATTTCTTGGCCAATATGGCGTCCTCTGTCTTCTGTATCTGTTGTGCACGCGGTGACCCACCTGCCTTGATCCGCTGGCCGGTGAGGTCAAGGAAGTTGGTCGATATCCTGCTAAGCTCCCTGGACCTGATCTGCGATTGGGCCGCCTGTATCTGGTCTTGGAGACGCTGCCGATCCTTAACAACCTGTTCTTGTGCCCGTTTCTCATCGGCCAGGCGTTTTTGGATGGACTTTTTAAGGGCCTTCTCTTTTGCCTCTATCTGCTTTCTGGTCGCTTCGGCGTCTTGGGCGGTTGCTTGTTTTATCTGCTTGTCTTGTAATGCCTTGAGTGCGGCCAGTGCGCCCTGCGCCGCGTCGGATGAAAAATCTCCACCAAGAGCGTCGCTCAGCGCTCTGAGCTGGTTTTCAAAATCCTGGTTGATCTTTACAAGGAGCCTGTCCAACCCCTCGGGTGCGTTGAGCACTTCAAGCTGTTGATCTGCCGTACGCTTGACCGAGTTGGCGGCTGCCTGGATCGCTGCCTGGGCGTCTTTGGCGGCTTTGATTTCGGCCTGCTTACGCTCCTCAATCGCCGCCAGCCTCAGCGCCTCGGCTTCTCTTAGCGCGGCGATCTGAAGTCCTTTCAGTGCCCCAAGAAGCGCCTTCTCCCTGTCGATTACTTCCCTGCTTGCGCCGTCAGCGATCGCCTTATCAAGCTCAGCCAGACGGTTGTCGATGTTTTGCTTGGCCGCGATGATGTCGCGTGTGATCCCCTCGGGCGCCTGAATCAACTGAAGCTCTTGGATGGTACCCAGGCTTGTCGACCTGACCCCTGCGTTCACCCCGGCTAACCTCGCCGCCTCGTCGGCGATCTTCTTGGCGGCTACGGCCTCCGCTTTGGCAGCATCGGCCCTGGCCGTCATCTTCTTGGCGATGTCCGCGTTGAGCTTCTTGAACTTCTCGGCCTCTGCCGTGACGCCTAGCATCCGGTCGAGAACACCTTCTATTGCGCCCGCGACCGAACCGATGCCAAAGGGGAGGGTTTTTATAACCGCCCTAGCCGACTCCCACTCACCCTTGAACGCATCGCTAGCCGCGGTGGCGGCCTTAACCGCAAGCTCGACCGTGCCCAGCACAGCGAACGCCTTGAGCGCTTTACCCGCTACACCGCTAAACGTAGCGTCCATCTTCTTGGCCGACTTTGCAGCCTTGGACTCAGCAAGCTTGAGCTGCTTGTCCAGGTTGTCTAGCCTGCCCCGGATGTCAACGTTTAGGATGCCTACGGTGCCCTGTGTCATTGCTAGCTATCCTCTGCCTGTCGCTTCCAACGCCGCATCCGCCGCGACCACGAGTCGCCGGTGCCGTTCTCCATCTCAAGCAAATCCGCCATGCGGTCCAGGTACCCGTTGAACTGCTTAAGCGTCAGCGATTCGGGGTCCAGGCCGTGGTAGAACCGCCTCAGCGCCGCCATATCAAGCAGCCAATCCCGCTCTACCCCCCCGGAAGCACCGCAACCCCCTGGCCCGCTTGTGGTTTTCCCGGTTCGGGTTCCTTGGACTCGTCTTGGTCTGTTGACGGGGTGTGGTAGCCCCAGATCGCCAGTGCTAAGATGCCCAACTCGTCGGGCTTGATCCGCACACCGGCTGCGTCAAAACCCTCTTTTGACTCCGATAAGGTGTCCATGGCCCTGTCGATCTGGCCCAGGCCAGCCAAGGTGTCGGCCAGCGACTCGGGCTTGCGGGATATCTCAACGGCCCGGGCGACCAGATCGTCACTACGCAAACCCATTGATAGCAATGACTTAGTTGTTAAGTCTAGCCTGGTGGTACTCCACTTACGCTGCAGCTTGGCCATCTGGCCAAGGGTCAGCACGGGGAACGAGATAGCCTCGCCGCCGATCATCGTGTCCACCGTTTCGCCTGATATAGAGGTCGTTAATTGCATGGTTACACCACATCCCACGCAACGGTAACATCGCCGTCGCTTACGAATTGGTAGGCCACCGTGACCCGTTCGTTGCCTGGCCGGGTAATCGCCGAGCTGGTGATGTTGCCCGTGAAGCTCAGCGTGCATCCCGTCTCTGCGGTAAGCACAAAGCTGCCAGCAAATGATGCTCCTGCAAGCACGCCCGTGGGTAGCGGGTTGGTTGCAGCGGCGTTGAACTGGGCGGTGCCCTGGCAGCTACCCGACAGCGACAGGCTGACAACCTTGGTCTTCTTGGACTCGCTTGCCATGGGCTGCCACTCGGCTACGTCCGACGCAACGGTCGCGTCCCAATCGGTGATGTCGACACCGAAACCCGTGGGCAGCGTCACGGACCCTGTGGCCCCGCCGACAATATCTTTAACAGGCATAATTAAGCTCCTATCAGTTGGTAAACAGTTTCCAGCGGCTGGTGATCCGAACCGCGTCTTCTTCAATCGTTCGTAACCCCGGGTCGATCACCTGGGTCATGCCCGCGTTGGACCCCGTTGGCGTGATCGCTACCCGGTTAAACAGTGCGTCCAGCTTGTCGTTGATATCGCCAATCGCCTTGGCGCCCAGCCTTACGTGACCCCACAAGTCAATCTGTACTTCGGCGTCGGTGTTATCCGATGCGATCAGGGGGACCGACTCGGGGATCACCGTGAACACCAGCAGGGGCAGCGCAGCGTCTTGGGGTGCCCGCATCTCGTAGATACGACCGCCCACGTCGCTGTATACCGAACCCGATGTTTGATCGGCGGTCAGCTTGGCGTAGATGGCATCGACGATCGCCTGGGTGCTCATGTGTGCACGCTCCTCCACGCCTTTTCGATGATGTTGTTGGCCACCCGCAGCGCCTTTTTCTGGCCCGCTATAAACGCCGGGCGCATCCAGGGACGCGGGGCGATGTGGCGGGTACCAAACTCCAGGGTGGCCCCCTGGTTATTGCCGTTGTCGAACACCAGGCCTGTGCCCACGGACGCCTGGGGGTTACGCAGGTCTTTGACGCGGGCCTTGTCAATGACCACCGAGTTGCGAAGCGCCCCGGTCTGCACAGCAGGCGGGTCACCCGGTGCGCTGGACCGATGCTTGAGTCCCGGGTGCAGCCTGCCACGCCCCTGCCTGGATAACTGCTCCTTGGCTTCGGTCTGGATGACCGCCGCTGCTTGCGTCAGCGCTTTTGCCATCGCCGTACGCCCCACCTTTATGGCCAACGGGCCTTTCCATATCAGTGTGCTTGCCATCAGGTGGTCTCCTCACAGATCAATTCAACCACCGTGCCGTTGATTGTTGGGTTGATGGCCTGCTGGATATCAAAGGTGCGTTGCACCAAGGCCCCGCTTGACCGGTCGTTGAACTTGACGCGATCCTTTTCGGTAATATCGGTGGGCGTTGGGATGAACAGCCGCCACGCACGCCGGTTACGCTCGGCCCCGTACCTGACAGACTCGGACCCGCTAAGCTGCTGGACGCTGGCCTGGACGCAGTCCAGGTGCGTAGCCCACGCGGTCACAGGCGAACCACCAGAATCAACGGTTGTGGTCGAACGCTCCACGGTGATCGTGTGACCCATCAGGTTTAGGGGGGCTGTTGGCATATCACCTGACCTCCGTGTATTGAGCAAGGATCATGCCCACGCGGTCAGATACCTCCGCGGCGTTGGCCAGCGTGTACGACTCGGGGCCAAGGGATTGGCTGGTCAATTTCATGTTGTGGCCACGCCCGTTGAACGCCGCCGCCACCATCTCATTAGCGGCTAGAACAAGGTCGTTGGGGATCACCTCGTAGCCGCACCGCGCCTCGACAAGCGTCATGCCGAAAGTCTGAGGGTTGCCGGGGCTCCCGTAGACCTCATGCAGCAACCCAATGGCTTGGTCCACGTTGCTTACACCGTGGTCGATATCTGGGTAGCTAAGGCTTGCCGTCTTAGACTTTGCGTCTATGCCAATCGAGGTGTACAGGTTCTTGGTGGGTATATTCATGCGGACAGTGGCGGTCCAGTCTGCTACCGCATTGATCGCCGCTGCCATAGCGGAGGTCGACCCGTGAACAGAAAACGCCAGGTCGGTTACGGTGGTCGCGCCGCTAGAATCAACGCTAAACAGGCTTGTGCCGCCGTTCTTGCCCGTATCGTCTCGGTAAACCTGGATCGTCGCCTGAATACCTGCGCCGGTATACGAGGCGTCAATAGCCGCAGCGTGGCCAGTTGAAACCTTGTTGATTCGGATGGTCGGGTATTGGGGTAATACCGCTGGATCGCCGGGCTGTTTATATATCCAGAAGTGCCAATCCCTCGCCTTGAACCGCCGAGCGGTGATGCTCTCGATCCGCTCGCTGACCTGGTTAATCAACTCGGTCAAGATCGTGTCGTGCTCGACGGTGCTTGTGCCCATGTACCGCTTAACCGAGTCCAGCGTGGTCAGGGCGTTGGAGCTAACCGTTGCAGACACGCCCGTTAGGCTCGTGCCGTCCCACGACTCATCACTGACGAACAGCAACAGGTCGGTGATCGCCGGGGTTGCTGTGGCGCGCTTGTAGTAGTGGATGGTCGCGTTGAGCGGCGTGGTGATCGCGGTTGGGAAGTCGCCCTGGTATAGGTCACCGCTGCGTGCGGTTAGCGCCGTGTCGTAATTGGCGATGTTGGCGTCGGCGAATACCTCAAACGATGTGGTTGTGGTCGACCATACACGGGCGTCGCTCTTGCGACGGATCACCGCGTACAGGTCGGCGGTGTCTCCCGCGTGCGTTATTTCCAACTCGTCGGCCATCAGTTGGCCTCCGTGGATTGGGTATCGATAATCAGGTCGGTGATCGCGGGCGTTGACCCTGACCGCTTGTAATACGTCACCCGCAATTGTGTCCCTGGAATGATCTGCGGCGGCATCACCGCCCAGTACAGGTCGCCGCCCTTGGAGGTCAGGGGCGTGTCGTAGTCGTCGATGCTCGCGTCGGACCAAGACTCCCAGGCAAGGCTGACCGTCGACCATACCTTGGCGTCTGAACGCCGACGCAGCACCGCGTAGAGGTTCAGCGCGTCACCGGCTGCCGAGATTTGGAGGCTAGATGCCATAGTTCAAAACCCGGCGCGTGCCGCTAAGCACACGCGGGCTGTTAGTGGTGGTTTTTGCGTCGTGCCCGTGAACGTCGAACCGACTTGTCTCTGGTTGGCGCGTCCATCGACTTGGCCTGCGGTGCAGACTTCTTGGCCAACCCACGCGCGATATAGAGCGTCGCGATAGGTGTATCCATATCGGCCACGTCGCCGGGCCAATGCCCACGCACCGCCTGTGTGAATTTAATCAACATCACGCGGGCAGCCTTAGGGTCTGGATAAAGCCCTGGTCGGCGGCTGACGACGGCAGCTCTTTGCCGCGGCTCAGGACCGCTACAGCGGCTGCGAATCCGCCAACCGTGCCGTTGCCGTTGGTCGCAACCACATCCAAGAACCGCTTGCGCCCCTTGAGGTCGATCTGGAAGGCAAACAGCTTGTTGTCGTCCGTCGCGCTGGGCAACGTGCTGGTCGATCCGTCGGTATTGGCGCTAGTGCCAAACACCAAGCCCGTCACGTCGGCGAATCCTGTCCCGGTAGTGTCTGATTCCTGCACCTTGAGGGCGGTCACAGCGATGTCATTGGCGCCCATCTGAAAGATGACCGTGCAATAATCGAACCCGTTGGTGTCGATCTCGACGGTCGTCCACGATGCGTTGTCCACGATGGCTACCGGCTGGATAACCGGGAGCAACTTCACATTTTGCATATCAATCATCTGTATTTCCAATCTGTAATAAGCCCCACCGCCCGGAGGCGGCAGGGATAGAGTGAAACCCAAAGCTAGGCTGCGGCGGTGATTAGCCCGACAATCGGCCCTGCGGCTGTCGCCGTGCCCACGTCGTGCACGTTGATATCAAACCGCTCGGTGCCACGAACAGCCATCTCATCAGACTCGAACACGTTGACGCTGCCGATTGTGGCGTGCTCGCTGGTGGCGATGGTCGTCTGCCGACGGTCACCAAAGCTCGACGCTTGTGTGAGGTCGCCAAACAAGACGGCCACCTGGCTATTGGCGTCGGTGGTTGGCATGACCTCGGTCAGCTCCACCGGGTAGCCCATGAACCTGTTGGTGCCGCCGTTTGCGATGTCTGCCGGTGTCGTGCCACCCGCTGCGATCATGAGTTTTTCCATGACCTGGTTGAAGAACAGCGGGCTGGCGTACCACCATGCTCCGGAGCGTGCGAAGGTCGGCAGGATGCCTACCAGGTTGTGGAAGTTGGCAAGCGTTAATTCTGAGAATAGGTTGCCAGCCCCCAGCACCAAACCCCCGCCGTTATCGACGCCGTTTACGTCGGTTAGCCTCGTATTGACGCCGGTTATGCCACCGTAGGTGCTGGTCCCGTCGCCGTTAAAACCGGCCTGATCCTCTTTTTCGGAGAATGCGTAAGCAATCTCTGACGCTAGGTCGTCGCCGATATTGATTACCGCGTCCTCTGCAAGCTCGGAACTGATGCGCGAGATGGCCACCAGCTTCTTAGCCGTTAGCGTTACGCGGTCCCAACCCTTGGTTGACTCGGTAGCGGCCACCGATTCACCGGCAAACGTAGCGGTTAGCCCGCCGGTTCGACGTGGGTCCGATCGGGTGTCGCTGGTCATCGGGCTGATATGCGACCGTCGCCGGAACACGCCAAATTCAAGCCGCAGATCAATCATGTCGTTCTCGAACTGCTCTGGGAATAAGAACCCGCCGGAGGTGTTGACGCCCTCTTGGTGGGCCTTGACCTCGATGCCGTGGTCCTTGCACCACCGAACACCCCAATCCTTGCCGTTGATGGCAGCGAACCAGGCGCCAAGCTTGAACGCCTTGTAGTCGGCGTCTGTGCCTTTGAATGACCGCACGGGTCCGTACCGCTTAACCTTCGCTGGCACGGTGCCCTTGGTGTGGCTGGCCGGTGGCGCCTGGAAGGGAACTTTAACCTTGGTCGGTTTTGCGTAGTCGGCCAGTGCCTTAGCAACCGCCGCATCTGCCATCGCCCGCAGCGACGCTTGGGCAGGGTCTGCTTGGGATGGGTCTGCTGCCGGGTCGGCTTGGGGGTCTTCCATCGCAGGGGCACCCACGAGGATGATCTGATCGATCTCCACGGTTTCGCCCTGCTCGTTGACAACGGGGATTTCCTCTTCGCCTACCTTGAGCGATGCGACGATCCCCTTCTTGATTGTGTCTAGATTGCCCTTTGCTTTGGCATAAATGCCGGGCAGTACGTTCTTTGCGTACCAACTTAATTTGATTGGGTCCATGGCCGGAGTCCTAAACAGGTGTGTAAGCGAAAACAAGACGGACCTAATCCGTCTTTAGCCTTCGCATCACCTGTCCGGTCCGCAGTGGCGTTGCGCCACCGTATCCGGCCTAGATGCTGTACATGGGTTCGTGCCCGGCTTGCCCTTGCTACCGGTCCGCAAACCCCGGCTGACAATCAAACCCTATACCACATGTTGTGGCATGTCAACTGCAATAGCTATATACCGTGCAGCGATGGCTGGCTATTGGTAGTCGCTGAGTCGGTGAAGATGGTCTTCGTCAGGGTATCCATTGTAAGTATTAACCATGGATTCCTGGCCCTTGAGTATGAACTGGTCCATTATGTGCATACCGTTTTTCAATATGGTTAGCTTCCGGTAGGTGTACACCTTGCCCGCCACTGTCGCTTCGTGAATGACCTTTGTAGGGCCTGCGTGCACGACCTGGCCGTCCAGGGGACCACCCACGAAATAGAATCTTTCTCGAGGTCGGTCCAGGTCAGGTGTCATGTGGCTAAAGAACACCTCCTCGACCACGCACGGCTCCCCGTCGTTGTTCTCTAATTCCATGCCCTTAAGCAGTTCCACGGCGTCCACTTTGTTCGCGCATCCTTTAACCACTTCGCGTATGTGACGATTGTCCTTGTCGCTTAACCCCGGCCCCTTGTAATACGTTTTGCCTACCAATTCTTCCATGGATCAATACCATCTACGGATTGGTTTGCCGCTTGTCAGATCGTACCCTTATAGTCCATCGTGTGGTACCCATCGCTCCCGGTTAAGCTAGACCGCCTGGTGTATATGTGCTCGACTCGCTCATCCTTCCACCGCGTATAATACGATTGCGATTCTATTATGATGAAGCCCAACAAGTCTCCAACCGGGACCACGAGGCCATCGAACGGTCCACCGACAAGGGTGTTGGCGGACTCGGTCCCTCTGTCTGTAGGTGTCTCGAACAGGTGGTCCATTGCTGCCGTGGTAGGGTATCTGGCGCTCACAGCACACCCCGCATCGCAGCCATCGACCGGGCAACCGACTTGTCTACCATCTCGCTGATGTCCACACGGCGACGCTTGGGCTTGGGTATGTAACGCGGGATGATGATATACACCTTCTTTTTGGGTTTCTGCTCCTGGGCGTCCGCTATCGTGGCCTCGGGGAACAGCGCCTTGATACAGCTCTTGCCGACAGACGTTACCAGCGCGCCGGGGTTGGATTGGACCGGGGCGATGGAGTATTCTAGCAGCTCGATATGGGTATGTATATATCCTACGTCCTTACCGAACACCTCGATGTCCTTGGCGGTGGGTGACCGGCCAAGCAACGGCCTGAACCCCACGGATACGCCCACGTGTGGCACCTGGTTGACAAACGCCCTTACAAAGTCGGGGAAGAACTCGCCCTGGTAATCGTCGGGGCGCTTCATAAACCGGGCCTTGGCTTCGATAAAGCTATCGTTCTTGCTGATGCCCACGCGGCTGGCGACGGGCTTATCGTAGTCGTGGTTCCAGAACACAGCGCCGGACCGGTCGAAGCTGCGTGTATCCACGCCGTTTGGCATGACTACCTCGTTGTCGCGGTCGAGGCTGTCGGTGGTTATCCTGGCCGTAAATAGATGGGTGTCGCTTGGCTCCTTGGTGATCGTGCTCGCCATGCGCACTAAACCAATAGCCTCTTCGACACCCATCCTGTTACGGCTCCGTATATCACGCTTTATCTGATCGGTTGTCTTGTTCATGGTGTTTATCCTTCTACCACCGCAACCAGTGTACACCGGTCGTGGGGGTGTAGCGGTGGCGATGTGATGTCACGGTAATCAAGGCTAAGCGTGCCCTCGGTTGTGGTGATGCTGTCGCCTTTGGTAAATAACGGCTCGTCAATCGGCCAGCCACCGCCCTTGTTCATCTTCCCGGCCGCCGCCACGCAGAACGGGCAGGCGTTGGGTGCCAGCAGCCACTTCATCTTGGTGATGCCACCGAATTTCCAGGACTGTTTCTCGCCCTGGATGAATGCGTCGGCCATCTCGGTGCGTGCAATGGCAGTTGCCCTAGCCGAACCGAACTGGCCAGACTCATCGTTGCGGATCAGCTCCGATAGCTGCTCGGGGCGTAGGCCCTCGGATAGCCCGCCACGGATCACCGTGCCGATCCGGTCGCTGGTCGTCTTGGCGATCTCTCCGGCGATCCGGTCGGAAAGCTGCCGGGTCAGGTCACGCACCGCGTCGATGCTTGCTTGAGCCGAGGGGTCCAGGTCGAAACTGATTCCCCTAGCCCCAAGCTTCATGCCGCCGATGACCATGTCTGGCAGGTGCTCGTTGAACGCGGCGGAAACATCGGTGTTGATCTTGTCGGTCATCTCTTGGAGTACGGAACCGACCTGTCTCGATGTGATCTTTACGCGGACCGTATCACACACGGTCTTGCCCACGCGTTGGGCTACCTGTGCCATGGCCCGCTCGAAGATATCGGCTAGTTCAGCGGCCAGCTTGTCCTCTGGTCTAACGGGCTGTCCCTCTCGGATGTCTTCTTGGGCGTCGACTTTATAAATGTAATCTGAATGCTTGACACATTCGACGTGTCTACATTCCACATCTTGACATGAAGCCATCGCCGGTTGGTCCTTGCCGTTGCCTTGTAGATCAGCCACGTCATTAACAATGCCACTATCAATAGAACCACATTCACTACCGCTTCTTGTGCATCCATCATCTAACTCCTTAACTGCTTGCCGAACTGTGCGTGATACTTTTTGATCGCCTGGTTGCGGCGCTTTGCCGCCGGGTTGATCCGGTGTATCACGGTCAGGATTAACAACGCGCACAGCACGGCCAGATACTCCAAGATCGCCAGTTCCATGACCTTCTCCTTGTGCTACCAGTCCTTGATTATGGTCCTTGCCATCATCACCACGGTCGCCAGTATCGCCGCGGCTATCCCCCACATAATCACTGCTACCGCCGCTACTATTACCGGCGGCACTTGTTGGCTGGTTTCTATCGCTGTTTCCATTTGATTGCTCCCGTTTCTTGTTGGTGGGTGTGAAGTCGATCGACGCCGCGACCCGGCTGGTATCCACGATCGCCGCCGGCTGGACCATGTTGAACTGGAACGGTTGAGACATAGGCTGCTGCCCAACCATATCCAGAGGCACCCCGTTGACCCGTGGCACCTCGCCTCCCTCTATCGCATCCATGCCGTCTTGCTGGCGGGCCTCGTTGATCGTCATTCGCCCGCTTGCCACCTTAGCCGAGGTTTCTAGCTCGATCTGCTGCACGTTCTGGGGTACCGGGTTGTCGTACGCCAGGAACGCCTTGCCCTCAAGCCCAGGAAACTTGGTCAGGTAGGTTTCGTTTAGTTTCTGCTCGTCCATACGCAGCATAGGAAGCACGGTGTCCCTCATCCACCCGGCGTCTCCGGTCTGGGCGTTGGCTCGGTTGGGGTCGTTGGCCAGCAGCTTGGTGATCGGCACACCGAACATCCCGGCGATCTCCTCGATCACCCGGTCTGGGTCGCCGATCTCGCCTTGGGGCGGTGATAGTGGTGTGGCGGTGACATCGCCACTCACGACACGAATCTTTCCCGCGTTACGCACGCCGCGTAGGTGGTTGTTCCACTGGGCCTCGTAACGCTCTAGCTGCTTGGGCTGCACGCCGCCCTTAACCGTCACCAGCATGGGCGGTATCGCATTGTTTTCATACCGCGAGATGTCCAGCATCCGCTTGGACTCGTGCAATGCGTTGGCCGACCACGCGGCCTCTAGCATCGACTTGCCGTAGTACAGGTCTCCGGGGTTGGGAAGCTTGAAGTGGTCCACCTCGTCAACCGCGAATTCCCGTTCAATGTCCTGACCCTTGCCGTAGATGTACCCGGAGATGAACTCGTCGCGGTCGGGGATCACCTTGGTCCACTGGCTGGGCATGATCCATAGCTCAGACGGTATGCCCAATGCACGGTCGGTTACCGTGTGGATATAGGCGTTACCAGTCAACTGAAGATAGACGAACTTGAGCACCGTCATGTCAAACCCGTTCATCCACGGGTTGGCACGCTCAAGCACATCGATTGCCGGGTGGGGGTTTCCGTCTGGTCCTACCGTGAACTCCTCGAACCCCTCGCGGAACGAGGCCGCCTTGCGCTGGACGTGAGCAGATGCGGTAGACAGCAGGTGCTTATTGAGCCGTGGCCCGACCTTGCGTGACTCCCAGCCATAGGACTTGGACCGCGTTGCATCTGCTCTAACAAATAGCCGAAGGGGCACCGACGCCACCGCCTGGGCGTTGAGCATGGCCGCCCGGTACACCCACGAGTTGAAGGCGGCAATCGCCGCGTGGTGGTTGAACGTGGGCATCTTGGCGCCGCTGACCGAGTTGCCCTCGACGATCCGCACCGATGATTCCGTCCACTTGCCTCGGTCGAACACCCGCTTTACCTGATTGATGACGTTGCCGATGGTTAATTCCATATCATTTCGTCCTCGTAGTATTCTTCGTCATCCGTTTCCACAAACGCGAATCGTGCAGGCCCGCCGCTGTAACCGCCCAGCTTATGCACGGCCATGGCCAGTGCACACACCCCGTCGTCGTGCATCCCCTGGGGTGCAGAGTAGGACACGCTGTTGCGCTTGACCTCATATTCAAAGCTCTCAAGCTCGTCGATCAGCCACCCTGCTGGTATCGACACCTGTGTCTGCTGCAACACCGAGGCCAGGCCCAGCATGATGTCCTGCTTGCTTTTGCTCGTGAACACGAACCGCTGGGCGTTGGGGCAGTGTCGCGACACGTCCTCGACAATGGGATCGCCCACGCCGGTAGCATCCAGCAACGCGGGTGTGTCTCCGATCACCTCAATAATCCTGTGCCGTGTTGCCGCCCAGTTCTTTTGGAACCGCTCCAGGTGTGTGACCCGCCCGTACTCATCCAGACCCACGATCACCGTCCAGTCATGGCTGCGTGCTAGGTCAACGCCGTAGACCTGAGCGGGCCTATCGGACATCTGGGGAGTAATGCACCGCTTGATGGCGTCGAACCCAAACGGGTTGCCCTGGTCGTCGCTTGGCTGGGCCAAGTACAGCTCATTGAACACCGATTCGGGCAGCAGCCGCTTGGCGTCCTCTACTTCGTCCTTTGATATGATCCCCCCGTCGATCGCGTCATAAGCCGTCAGCTTGTGGTAGTCCATGTTGGGTTGACCGGACTTGGCCATCTGCCCCAGCTTATACGCCCAATTGCGTCGGCCCTTGACGTTGCCGATGATCCTGACCGGGCCCTCGGTCGATGTGAGCGTTGATCTTATCGCGTGCCACGCCTCCTCGCGCACACGCGACGCCTCGTCGATGACCGCTGAGTACACATCCTCACCGAACAACGAGTCGGGTCGCTCGCCGGACTTGAACCATATACGGGCACCGTTGGGCAGCTTAGCCCACAGCTGGGTCTTGTTGGTTGACCACAGCTTTCGCGACACGTCCCACGACCGGAGCATAAACGCCATGCGGTCGTAGGCCATGATCGTCTGCTGGTACACCGGTGCCACCCACCAGTAGTTGACGTCCTTGGGGCCGTTCCACGCCTGCGTGAGCAGCCACACGAGACAGCCGGCGGTCTTGCCGCTCTTGGTGGATGCGTCCACGAACGAATATCGTGACGGTGAGAATATCGCCGCTTGCTGCTTGGGGTACATGCGTGGCATCTTGGGTGCGGGTATCACAGCTCACGCCCCCCAGGAAAGCGGATCGGCTGTAGGTCGTGCGAGACGTTCTCGGTGCTGTCACCGTCGTCTAGACGCTTGGCCTTGTCCTCCTCAACCGCCGCTTTTAGGTTGTGGGTATTCATTGCCATGATCGTCTTGACACCGCTAAGCAGCAGGTCTCCGTCGCCATCTTTTCTGGCCCGTGCCATGCACTCAGCAACGATGTTGGGCAGCCCCCCGTTAACGTCCGGGTTGACATCGTAGAACAGGACGGTCCCCTTCTTAACGTACCTACGGATCATCCCCATCGTCTCTGGTGCTTGCTTGGAGTCTTCAAGGCCATCGCGCAGCGCCCCTATCCCGCCGTGGCCATTCTCGCGAAGCTCTGCTTCACGCTTTTTCTCGCGTGCCTTATGGCGGGCGCTGGTCCGGCGACTAGCGCCGTTACCGTTACCGTTTGTGTGTCCGTTGCCGTTCATCGACATCGGTCACCTCTTAGCCTGGATGATATCCAAGATGTCATTTTGCTTTGCCAGCGAGGCGTCACCGCCGCTTGTCACCGACCCTACGTTATCGACCGTTTTGGTGGTTGCCGCGTCGGCGTTATCAAAGAAGGTGTTGAAGTTCCCCACGATCCTACCGGCTGTTGTCTCAACCACGTTGCTGCCGCTGATCTGTTCTACGTTAACGTTAATGGTATTGGTCACCGCCGTGGTCGTTGCTACGAGTGTCACGTTAGCAACCGCATCTGTAGCTGCATTGAATGTGGAGAATCCGGTAGCGGTCAGCCAGGCCGCGTCACCACGATCCCTGATCGCTTCGAGCGTATCGGTAGTGGCCCACGTTGCGCCTTTGATCTCGGTAAAAGCAGCGACCATCTCTGTGTTGGTTGGTGCGTCGTAATCGGTCAGTGCGATATCAGCCTCGGCGTTCACCTGTCCCTTCATCGTGGCCGACATCCCACCCAGGTCGGTCAGGCCGGCACCGGCTAAGCCGATCTGGGCGGTATCTACTAGGGTGGCTGCGGTGTCTACCTTAACTGCTGCTAGGTCAGCAGCAATATCAGCTGCCGGCGTACCCAGTTTGGGTTGCATATCTGCGGTGTCGGTTTCGATATCATTGATATTGATATTCATCGCATCCAGATCAAGACCGCCTGCAATGCTGATTGGCAAGCCACCCGCCGCATTTGCATCGGCGTCTGGCAGAGCAGTCAATCCTGCCCGTACAGGATCATTCAGATCAAATGCGTATTGCCCTGAAATGCTACTGCCAGTAGTTTCAATGATGATAGCCTGATCTTTAATGACCTTTGGCGTTGATTGATCGACGATCTGGATCGTCACCTTCTTAGCGTTTAGTTCGGCCAACGATAGTTGGACCCACCACAGGACTGAACCTGTACCTGCAACAGGAATGGGCAAGGTAGTGATATTGACTACTGCTCCCGAATCCCTAGACAGCTTCACATCGCCCGCCGCTGGGAACCATTCTGTCCCGTTAACGAAGTCTGAGCTTCCGGCTTTTTCTATTGGGATTAGAATGGCGTCAGCCACGTTGTATTTTCGTAAGAACACAGACATCTATACACATCCTCTACATACGCCGCGCAGAACTCCACGCGGCATGCTGCGATATGATGGTTCTTGCTGCTGTTGGACGAACACAATCGTTGATGATATCGGTAACTGCCGATAGATCGGTGGGTGTTTGAATTGCGGCACCGATCCAGTTACACGACCGTTAAATCCATGGCCAGAAAGGTCACGCTCGGGGTTGGTGTACCCCAGCATCTGCAGGTATAGCTGATTCCTTGTAGGCTTAACCAGGCTCGGTGGCATACCATTTTTAAGTAGCGATATATCCTCCAGACTTAAGTCAACATCCCACATTGACCACTCTGCAAGTTTGCCGTCAAACGGTGTACCATCACTGCTATTATTGCCAAACCTGAACCCCGACATATCATCCATACCACCCGTTGCGGCCACGGGTGATGTCGCTATTTCTTTTGCCTCGATATAGACACGCACATTAGACCCGTCATAAGTACCAGCGTAGTGGTTCCACTGTCCAACCGTCACCTCGCTTGTAGTCGCATCTAATATATGGTTGGTCGAGTTTATATCCCATCGCGTTCTCCAAACTGATCCCCCATTGTTCCAAAATGTCTGTACAAATCTGTTTGCCGGCGAAGACCCCTGATAAAGGTGCATATTCGCGCCAGCAGTGGTGTCAATATCTGGCCAAAACTTCCCCGCAATCGACCATCTGGCCGCCCCGTTTTGCATAGGGATATCTGGTGTATCGATATATCTACCAGCGACCTGTGTCCATTCCCTGGCCACTATTGAACCTCTGGTGGGATCGGAGTAAAGGTGATGGTGTTTACGTTGGCGGTGTTCTTGAGGCTATCGGCTGTATTGTTGTGTACGACCAGCGAGAAATACCTACTGGGGATGGTGCATATACCAGATGCCCTAAAGTCGACGCCAAGCGTAGCTGCCTGGACAACTACTGATCCGATATAGCTTAAATTACGCAGCACAGGTGTAAGCACAGCCGCATCGACAGTGCCAACATCGCCATCCTCGAGCGTACCATCTGACAATGCGATATACAGATCGACCGTCTCTCCAACCACCGGTGCGGTATTGAACTGGAATGTTGCCTGCCACTGATACCGATCAGCCGTAGAGCCAGCGCCAAGGTCATGACGCGCAGATACCCTGGCGACGTTGGTGAGCATATTCAGGAGCGTGATGACCGTATCACCTGCGGATTCCTGAAACACGATCGGCGTTTCCCTTGCCATGTAGACTTTGTTTGGCATAGTTTATTACCCCGCGAACAGATCGACCGCAGCATCGACCGCCGTTTGTATAGTTGAGTCGCTGACAGTGCGGATAGCCGCAATTGCGACGGTATTGTTTTGTGCTAGCAATGCCCGGATCATCCTCTTTGATTCCGATACGGGGTTTGCCATTGCATTGGCAGCCCACACAAGGCGATTGGCCTGATTGGTTGGCGGTGCAGTGTCGGTACGTATCTTGTCGGCTGCGATCGTTATTGCCACCGCGATTTTGTCTTGTAAGTCACTGTCATTACTGACATCTGCCAATTCCAGATATTTTGCCATCTATCTACCTCCGTGCTTGCATGATGGTTAGGATGTTGTCCAGCTTGTCGCTGTTAGTATCTGAAGGATGCGGCCCCATAATGACGGCAACTTCCGCCGCTGCCATGCGCCGCTGCCCATCGCTGGTTAGATGTACGGTGTCCGCTAGCCACTCGGTGCCGACATTGGGATTGGTTGCGTTGAATCCCTGGTCCTCAAGTAGCCGCCTGGTATTGACCGCCATGGTGTACTTATCACTTGCGGCAATCTCGGCCATGGCGCCGGGGAACTGGTCGTACTCTGTCTGCTGTCCCGATGCCAGTCCGGTACGGTACGCGTCGGACATCAGGATAATTGGCATCGTGCTATCGTTGAGCCAAGAGGCACCGCGTATTGCTGCGATCAAGGCTAGCGTGTCGGTCTTAAACTGCGCGGCGGTCGCTGCGCTTGAATCGTTAGCACCAAAGTGCATCATGATCGCATCGTAAGGCCCCATCGCT